CTTACAGCTTTGGGTTACACCAAAGGAAACTTTACTGGTTTCTACAAAGCATGCGATTCTATTAAGAAAGCTGCAAAATACTGTAAAGATTTTCTCGATACTGCCGATTCTCGTTATGAACCACTATGTGTTCACTTCGTAGGAGGTCCTGCTGGAGGAAAATCCACAGGAACCTGTTACCACGCTTCTATTGTACGAGATTTTACTTTCTACAAGATTCGTGGTATTCCTTTAGAAGACATTCCTCCTTGGAATGACAACATGTATTGGGAACGTAAACTCGGAGAGAAATTTTGGGCTGGTTACGATCCTGGCAAATTTGTCGTCGGAATGGATGATTGGTTATTGAATCAAGATGTTAAATTACTAACTGAACGAGCTGAAGAGCTCATCAATTGTGTTAACACAAATAGATTCTGTCCTATCCAATCTGATAGTTCGGATAAAGGCGCCGTTCCTTTCCTATCCCCAATGGTTGTTCTTACCTCAAATCAAGAAACTCCAATGAACCCTGGGCAATTTCAAATCCAGAGTCTTGAAGCTTTTCTTGGAAGAATTGACTTTACATTTAAAGTCAAAATCAATCCCAAATTCTTGGTTGTTAATCCTTCAAATAAACGTCAAAAGATTGACGATTCTAAAGGATACAACAAAGATGCCTGGCTTTACGACCAAGTGGATTCTATTACTTTTCAAACTATTGCCACAGATCTTACACCTGACGATGTCGATCGTTTATTGTGTGCTCGCATGCTTGTTAAGATGAATCCCAAGAAGAATCGTGTTGCATGGATCAGGAGTGAGAGAAAAGATGCTTCTTTCTTTGATGATATCAAAGCTCAAGCTAAGAAAACCAAAGTTACTGTTGTTCATAATGGTGAAGCTTTGGGACAAGTTGAGACAAAAGAAGAAATTCCCACTCCAATGGAAGCTCCTCCAAAAGAAGAAGCTCCAAAAGATTCACAAGGCATGGAAGAAGTCAAACCAGAAGAGAAATCTTATGTTGATAAAGCTGACGACTTTGCCCTGCGCCTCACTATTCCACCTAGCCTTCAACAATCTTTAGAAGAATGTGCAAAAGTAAAGCCTATTCCTGCCCTGCAGTTTTCCAAAGCTCTTGAGGAGGAAGAAGAGAAGGCTAATAAAGAAGGAAATGAGAAAGATGTTGCCTATTTTACAGTTACTAAATCCCTTTTACTTAAGGGTCTAGCTGTAGTTGGTGTCCTTTGTGCTGCTGTTGGTATGTATTTTACATACAAAAATATTACAGCTCAATGGGGTACTGGAGGCTCATCTGGAGAAATCACTCGAACTGTTGCTGAAAAACGCACTGTTCCTAGACCTGTTTTCCGTCGTGCTCAAAGTGGAGCAGTTGAAATTGCTGAATCTATGGTTCATAAAGGCAATACTGCTATTTTGTACGCAAATCTCTCTTGTGGAGATCGCGTTCATACATCAGCCACTTTTACACATGAGAACATTGGATTTGCTCCTACTCATTTCTTCAAAGAAGTTACTGAAGATTCTATGGATGACATTTTGCTTATTGCAAATGCACGTCATCCAGAAGGGAAAGAAGTTCAAATTTCTACCCTAGAATTACTCGAGGATGAGACTCGAGATCGTACTTGGTTCAGAGTTCCACACGAACAACCTTATCCAGACATTCGAAAGCACTTTATTACACGTGC